TTGGAAATCATCAGCGTTCGCAACATCGACGAAGCGAAGATTGAACTTGAAATCGACGCAGTCGAGAGGAGCGCGTAAATGCCAAGAGCAGAAATAAAGATTGATACTTCGAGCTTGTCGCATTTGATAAAAGCGATGGAAGAACTTGACAGAAAAGTTAGGAACAAAGCTTTGCGAGAAGCTTTAAAAGCTGGAAGAAAAGTTTTTATTGCTGCGGCAAGATCGCTTGTGCCGACTAAATATAAAGTTTTAAAAAAGTCTTTGGGTTTTCGGGAAAAGTTTAAATTTGCAAAAGGTTTCGCTTATTCCGTTGTCGGTCCAAAAAGACGCGCTGGAAGAACAATAAAAGGGCTTGAGCGAATTCCAACTAAATACGCTCACTTGGTTGAGTTTGGAGCAGCACCGCATACGATTGGACGCGGTGACATAACAAGCGACATACTTCTTGCAAAAAAAAGAAAATATAAATCAACAGGAGCAATGCATCCAGGAGCAGCGCCAAAGCCATTTTTGCGACCAGCTTGGGACAACAACAAAAGCAAGATTCTTGCTGAAATGGAGAAGATTTTAAAAGCTGCTATTGAGGGCCAATCATGAGCGCCGCCAAAGCTATGAGAGCGCGTTTGATTGGTGACGCAACCTTAACCGGTCTTATCGGAACGCGTATTTATCCTGGCAAAGCGCCGCAAGACCCTACGCTTCCTTATGTGGTCTATCACCGGATTAGCACGACAAGGACTCCAACACTCAACGGACCAACGCTTGTTCCGGAGACACGCATTCAACTGGACATCATAGCAACTTCCCAAGCAAGCGCGGAATTGGTGGCAACAGCAATCCGCAACAGAATAGACGGATACACCGGAACCTCTGCAAGCGTTTCGGTTCTCTCCTCGGTGGTCGAGGACGAGATGGACATGGACGAAACCATTGAAGGATCAGACTCAATTTATTACCGCGTGGTGATGGATGTTCTGATTCAACACCGAGAATAGGAGAGAAAATCATGGCAGCAGTTGCAACCTATGGTTCAACAATTTCCATTGGTGGAACTAATTTGACCGGCGTTACCGACATAACTCCTCCGAGTTATTCTAGGGGAACGATTGACGTGACTCATCTTGGTTCCAGCAATCACGCCAAGGAATTCATTCCTGGCTTGCTGGATGGTTCCGAAATGTCGGTTACCGTTATCTGCGGCGCTGGAACCGGTATTGGAACCGTTGCCGGTTACGTTGATGATTACGGCGCTAACGAAGCCAAATCGGTTTCGATTACTCTTCCGGACTCTGGCGGTTCATGCTCGTTCAACGGCATCGTAACCAAAGTTCAAATGGATGCTGTCAGCGTTGGCGACAACACCGTTAAAGCAACAATCAGCATTAAGCCAACTGGTCAAGTTACTTACTCTTTGACTTAATTTGAAAGAGGTTTTGTGTGATTGATAAAGCAAAGCTTTTGGCTTCGTCTTCCGCTTTCAAACTCGGGGAGCTTGACCTCCCCGAGCTTGGAGGCAAAGTCTTTTTGCGCGTTCTTTCTTCTCGCGAGCGTGATGCTCTTGAAGCGGAATTTACCGACGCAAAAAACAGCTTAACGAAGCTTGATAACATTCGCGCCAAGCTGGTTGTCCGCGCGCTTGCTGACGATCAAGGGAAGCGCTTGTTCTCCGACGCTGAAGTTGACCAGGTTGGCGATATGCCAGCGCCGCTAGTAAGCAAGATTTTTGACGCAGCGGCAAAGCACAACGGCATGACCGCCGACAGCGTGGAGACCGCAAGAAAAAACTAATTGAACGACCGACGAAGCGTTTTCTTTTTCGTCTGGCCGGTCACTTGAAAAAGACAGTTGGCGAACTGCTCGACACGATGGACTCAAGAGAGCTTTCCGAATGGATGGCGTTCGCTTCGCTGGAACCGCTTGACGGCGACCGCGGAGACATTCACGCGGCACAGGTTTGCGCGGTGCTTGCAAACCAATGGCGAAGCAAAGAACAAAAGCCGGTCGATGTGGTGGACTTTATCCCAGATTGGTACGCGGTTCAAAAGCCAAAGAAAAGTAATTTTGATGCGTTTAAAGCTTGGATGATGGCAGTCGGTACGGAGAGAAAATAATGGCAAAAACAATCGGCGCTCTTTCTGTCAACATGGGCATTAAGATTGCCGACTTTGTCGCCGGTATGAAAACAGCTCAAACCAAAGTTGTGGACTTTTCTACCAACGTTACCGCAAGCACGATGAAGGTATCGTCAGCAATCAAAGGGCTTGTTGCCATGACAAGCGCTTCGCTTGCTGCGTACGGCGTTTACAAATTCTACGACCGAGCAATTGAAACTTTTGTCAAAACTGAAGAGGTAATGACAAAGATTCGCGGTTTGAGCGATAATCTTGGCGCTGACAAAATTGGCGCTGTCATGGAAACTATTGCCGCGAAGGGGCGCATTGCTCTGGAGGTTACCGGAGACCTTGCCGCAAAGTTTCTCGCCGCTGGTATTAACAGCGAACAAACCGCGCAAATGATTCAAAGCTTTGGGTCAACTGCTCAATCTGCTGGTAAGAGCGCCGCGGATGTTTTTGGAAAGCTTGGAGAAATAGCGCTGGCGATTCGCAACACCGGCGAAGTGAACGCGCAAAGCTTCGCCGAACTGGCGGCGCTCGGTTTGCCAGTTTATGACGCGTTGGCAAAGCGTCTTTCACAAGTCACCGGAGAAGCGATCAGCGCTGAGCGCGCTATGGAGATGCTGACAAGCGGACAGGTAAGCGGAACCAACGCGCTTAACGCGCTTCTAGGTCTTCAAGGTAATGAAAACGTCAAAGCGCAAGCGGAAGCGCAAGCCAACTCGCTTTCCGGAATTTACGCCAGACTTTCCGGAGAAATTGAAGGTTTCTTTTCCACCATGGGCGGCGCAATCGCCGAAGCGCTTGACCTTAAGGGATTCAACCAAGGTTTTATCGACTTTATTGAAAGCTTAAAAACAAATTTTGAAACCGGTTTAAAGCCAGCCATTGAAAATATTGGCATAGCATTGGCGGCGGTGCGAGATGTTCTATTTGCAGCGTTTAAAGGTTTGACAGACTTCTTTACGCGGTTTGGAGAATCTGACGGACAAATTGGCGACAAGGTTAAAAATATACGCGGAATGGTTGTGCAGTTTGCGCAAGGGCTTATGGGTGTACTGCAACAAATGTTGACGCTGGCAAGCGAAGCAATTGAAAAACTTATCAATCTTGCTGGTGGCGCAAAAATGGCCGGAAAATATGCGACTGGTATGGCTGGTGGTGCCGCTGTAGGTGCAACCGTAGGGGCTTTTTTCGGAGGTATTGGCGCATCTATTGGCGCGGCTATTGGTGCCGGAGCTGGTGCTTTGGGTGTTTCTATGGGTAATCCTCGCGGCGGTGGGAAAGTTGATTTCTCTGGTTTTAGAAATCAGATGGAACAGATGTTTCAAGGTATCAACGAAACTATTGGCCAGGTTGGAAACGAAGCGGCTGTTAACTTTTTAGAAAACTTTACAAAAAATATTCAGCGATCACTCAAAGACGATTTCTCCTGGACATCAAACAACTCTTGGGACATGGGGTCCTCCCTTGCTGATGATATGTCGGTATTCTTTGAAGCTTTATCAAACGGATTAAATGAGGGTTCTATTGGATTTAAAGCGTTTCTTGATCAAGTCAGTAACGGTACGGTCACGGCTTTGGCGGAGTTTAAGCGATCCATGGAACTCGGAACGATGTCTTCCGAACAATTTGGCCAAGCAGTAGAAAACCTTCGCCAGAAATCCATGGACGCTTTAATTAATGCGTTCTCTGAAGGGAAAATAACCGGCGCAGAATTTGACGCTGAAATGAAAAAACTGCAAGCAACGTTTGATTCACTCAAGCCGCCAGCGGACGTATTTGCTCCGACCGTTCCGACCAAGCTCCCCGATTGGATTCAACAACTGGTTGACGGCAAAAGCCCTCTCGACACGTACCGAGAAAAACTGGCGGAGCTTGAAAACGCTCTCAACACCGGACAGATTTTGCCGGACCAGTTTGCCGCCGGTGCGACGATGCTTGCCGACGAGTTAGAGCGCGCGGTTGGCAGCGTTGAAGAGCTTAAGAATCCTGGCGCGTTGCTTGCTGGAAGCAAGGAAGCGTATTCGCAAATTCTGAAAATTCAGAATCAAGGACAAGGGGAAAGTCCTCAGCAGCGGCTTGAGCGTCTTGCGGCGCGCGCTAACGAGCTGGCGCAGCAGCAAGCCATGACTCAAGAGCAAATCTTGGCGGCGACTTTAAACAATAACCCAGTCGTTACCGCAACTTTCGGAGGCTAACGCAATGGCTGTTACCGGAGTAGTCGAGACGTTTGAAGGTCGCACCGCAAGCGATGATAGCAAGAATCAAGTCACGATGCGGCGCACGTTTCTGGTGAGAACAAACAACAATTACGACGACGCGGTTGTTGTTGCACTTGCTGGCATTCCGGCAATGTATTCTGTTCACCCAAATTATCCCAAAGCGTTCGTTGTTGGTCGCGACTTTCAGCCACAGGAAGACCCGCAACTTTGGAAAGTTGTTGTTAGCTATTCGAGCAATCTGGACACGATCACTCCTTCCAGTTCTCCGAGCGCACCGCAAACGCCAGAGGTTGCGAAGCAACAGCAGGGAAGCGCTCCCGATGAGCGCGTTGCAAATCCGCTTTTGCGTCCAACTGATGTTGATTTCTCAACGGTGGACCGGCCCAAGATTTTGCTTCAAGACTATCACACAACACCGATTGCGGTTGTTAACTCCATCTTCGAAAAGTTCGACCCTCCGATTGAGACGGAACGTCCAATTCTCAATATGCACTTGGAATTTAACACCGCGACTTTCTTGGTATCGGATTGGCTTGACCGCGTAAAGACGGTTAACAATGCGGCGTTCTCCGGATATCCGGCGCGCTCGATGTTTCTGGACCGCTTGACTGCAAAGCGTGTCTACGAAAACGAGGTCAAATACTGGCGCGTTACGCTGGATATTGCCCTAGATAAAGAGCTTTGGGATATCCTTGTTCTCAATCATAGTTATTGCGAAATTGATGCAAATACAAACGACATCGTAACAGCGACAGACAAAAGCGGAAAGCCAGCGCCCAACGGTGTTATTTTGGATGAGGACGGTTATCGTCTTGACGGAGTCGAACCGACCGAAGCCAACGGCGGATTGATTCGTTTTTACAAATACAAACCGGCAAGCTGGTCCTGGCTGACACCGATTTACAACAACATTCTTTAGGGGTATGCAATGCGTTTCGCTTTCGGCGAAGACGAAGTTCGGAGAATTGCGAAAACCGTAAAGACGGTTGAGCAACAGCAGGGAAGCTCCTCGCTCGTTCCGTCTGGACCGCGGCACACCGGCTCGCATATGAGCGTTGTCAAAGTAACGGCAACCGGGACACCGTACGCAACAGGTTTTCGCTTAGACTTCTCAGCGCAAGACGCTAATCTTTTGCAGCTCGACGCGGTTAAAATCAAAGAAGTTGGCGGCAGAGCGCTTACGGCAAACAGTTATTACATTGGTTTCTTCACTGGCTATTACCAAGGGATTCCGGTTTTTCTGGTATCTGCTGCAAGCGGGACAGGTGGAAGCGGCAGCGGAAGCGGTGGCGAAGGTGGTTCCGGTGGAACTGGTTCCGGAGAATGCTTTGACGTTATCCAATCCATATCGTGTACGGATGGCGAGCTTTCCGTAACGTACGCAACCATTTGCCCAGACAGCGGAACCGCTGTTATCGTTGGCCAGCAAACCGGCAATTACAGCATAACCACAAAGTACAGCGTCACCGGTGGCGGCAAGCTCAACAACTTTACCGCAATTTCTTTGGTCAACGATGTGGCTTCGCCAACATCGCTGCAATACTACGGCACAAATTCAAACTCGGTGCGCGGTTGGTACGACTTGCCGAGCGGAGCGCAAGCTAACAAATCCATCACCGGAAAAGGTACGGTTGCGAGTCCGCTGGAGTTTGTGAACGACAAAGCAACGCCAGGGAATTTGAAACTTTACGGAACGGATGGTTCCGGCGTTCGCGGATGGTTCGACATTGCTGGCAATCAAGAAACGGCGATGAGCGTTACCGGCGATGGAAGCATTGCCACACCAATCAAGCTGGTCAACGATGAAGCTTCACCGGCTGGCAACTATATGTACGGAACAACAACGCTTGGCGTTAAGGGTTGGGTTCCGGCAGTTAGTTTCGATTATGTTGACCCGCTTTTTAATGCTCTTGATGGCAGAGTGACAGCAATTGAAAACGCTCCGTACGCAACGCAATCTTATGTAAACAACGCCGTTAGCGTGGAAGCAACCAATAGGAACAACGCAGACATTGCTTTGGATGGAAGAATTACAACGCTTGAAGGAACGGTTGTATCTCTTTCCAGTTCGATTACTACCATAAATTCAACGCTTACCATTATCCAAGGTGATATTTCAAACCTAAACGGCGACATCTCCACGATCAACAATACGCTTTCAACAATTCAATCAAACATCACGACTTTG